TTTTTTTTTTTAAAAGGAAAAAGGGAAATGAACTTTTTATAAATTAAATACGGGTGCCCTAAAAAGTAAATGGGCTTGCAACGTTTCAAGTAAAACGAGGAAAAATTAAAAGCGTGTAAAATTAAACAGCAGTTTCTAAAATTGTTTTGCCAATTCTAGCAGCAACGCGAGTAGCAGTTTGATACCAAGGTTCTAAACTTTGGCCGACAGGAAGCATAGTTGGGATACTTTGAGCAGCTTTAGAAGCAGCCAAAACATCACCTAAAGCGGGAGTGGTAGCGTGAGCAAGACGTTCGAAAGCAGATCCTTGTTGTAATTCGAATTCAATGCAGAAAACATTTTCTACGCGAAATGACATGTTGGGGGTAGCATTAGTAATCGAAAGAAGATTACAGGCCCAATCAAAATCATAAAACAATGAACCAGGATAACCGAGTCCATCATTGTAGCTTAGAAAAGTAGCAGCTGGATTGCCAATCTGTGATTGAAAAAGAACGGGAGAAGTTTGAACTTTGTTCCATTTGTAATCACTAGCTTGATGTTTAAGTAGTGAATAACCTCCAGCTTCAGGTCTGGATGAAACAGTGTCTTGTTGCATAGTATTAGCGATAAGATTGTATGTAACGGGAACAATAGAAACATTATCAGTTGGCCAAATAACAGTACTATTACCATTACCATAAGCAATAGCCTGGATAGGTTGTGTGTTTGGTCCAATTTGACCATCCAAGCTCTCAACGGTAACTGTGGATGAAGAAAGTGTACCAGAACAAACATTGGCCTGTCCAGTATAATAGATGCGAGTAGCTACGGTGACAATGCGAGCGCGAACAGAACCATAAGGGTTCGGAACATTAAGAATAGCACCGGGGTTTAAATAAACTGGATTCGTATTAGAAAAAGCAAGCAATTCCGGAATAACAATCAATGGTGACCAATTGGTGTTCAAATTAGGCGAACCATCAAGTGTAGCAACAACGGAACCAGCAGCAGTAGAAAAAGTGAAATCAAGCATATTAGCAATACTGGATTTGATATAAACAGGATACGGTAAAGTAGGAGTAGTTAAGACAGAAAAAGCTCCAGGTTTAAGTATATTGATATTAGAGAAAGTTCTAAAGTCAATAACTATTTTGCGAATGGGGTTATTATCAGGAATACCAAGACTACCACTTGATGAAAAGGGGTCTAAACGGCAATTGATATAAGCATGTTTATTTAAATTGGAAGAAGTCATGATATTGTTTTGCGGATTTGCGACGGAGCCCATATTATTGATAAGACGAGCATTGTTTCTAGCAGGAGCAGCACCAGTAGATAATGAAATCTGCTTATTGCGGAACCTGGGAGGAACAACGTACGGTTTAGGACGACGAACGCGGCGGTTATTATTTGGGACACGTTTTGTTTTAGGCAAAACGCGACGACGTGGTAAAGCGATAGATTTAATTCGTTGACAAATAGATTCTAGTTGTTTGGAAAGATCAGGATTGACCTTTGGAGAACCTCTAGCATTAGATGATGGACGAGAATTGTTATTTTTTCGGGTGTTAAACATTTTTCCTTTCTAAATTTGATTTTGTGTTTTATGTTAATAAGAAAGATAGTATTTATTTATACAAAAACACAAAAAAAAAAGAAAACAAAAATGAAATAAAAGAAGCAACGATAACAATAACAAACTGATAAAACGAGACGTACTGGAACCAGTTTTAGAGAATCAAAACTTGCAAGATGGCTATATTGTAACTAATTTACAACATAGGTGTGCACGAATTTTGATATATTATTACCGTTAACGAAAATTATTTATAAAACAAATCTATTGATCCACTTGTAAAACGTAAGTGGAATACATGGATGCGTCACCAGGTATTTCATCACAAGTGGAAATGCTACGAAGATAAGAAAACAGATAAGACAATTCACCAGCTGTAACATCAATACCTATAGTATTATAATGTCTAACAGCATATTGAATACCGACACTAAAAGAGGTGCCATCAGAAACGACATTTAGACAATCAGCAAGATTACGACGAGTTTCTAACCATTCAGCAAGATTAGAATGAATAGCGGAAACAACACGAGCAGTACGACGAATTAAATCTGGGAACAAGCCACAAGGAGTAATGATGTAAGAAATGAACTCAGCAACTTGACCAGATTTAACTTTAAGAGAATAACCAAGTTTAGCAAGAACGTCTTTCGAACCAGGGACTTGAGTATAAGAAAAAGCACGACAGCAGGAAGTGAAATCATCACCTTTAAAAGCAGCATAAACTAAAAATTCAAAAACGAAGACGTAACCAATAACACACATGTTAAAATAAGTATTGGAAATAAGCGTAAGAGGTTGACCAGAATGTTGATACCATTCACCAGTGTTAGTGACAGCACTCGTATCCATCAGATTAATCTGAACCCATTTTCTACGAGCGGCGATGTAAGCATATATGACAAAAGTGTTGAAGGAAAACAGATGATAAAGTTCTTCTTCAGCAGCAATGCTGTCAGGACCATGAGAAGTATCAAATTCACTAAAATCAGAATCAACATTAATAAAATCAGAAGCGATATCAGCGGAGTATTGTTTAAAGAAGTTAGCAAGTTTAGAATCAGAGTAACCAGTAGCGATACAAATGTTGTCCTTAACTAATTTAGGGAGAACATCATTGAAGTAGCGAGCAAAAGCAGAAAAGAAAACATTGTAGACCTTGGACCAAGCACTAACACCCTGACCAGCTTTGAATTTAATGTCAAAATCCTTAGCACCAGTGTATTTGGCTTGTTTCTTCATAAAGAATTGTATCTTATTTTTTGAAAACGGGAAGAACTCAGCAAGATCATTATGTTTTTCTTCAATTTTAGCAAGCTTTTCAGCGAAATTACTAGATTTAAGCGATCCGAAACCGAAAGGATTTTTGGATGCAGCATCAGATAATATGACGTCAAAAAGATTCATGATAACCTCGTCGTCAAATATATCAGTGCGATTCCGACCATCCTTTTTGGCAAGATCAAGAAGCTCATTTTGATCAATACGATCACCTTTAGAATCAAAGAGATCAAAAAGGTTACTGTATTTTTCGGGAAATTTTTTCTGTAAAGCAATTAAATATTCTTTAGCATGGAACAATAAATCAGAAGACTTAGGTGTGAAATTAGCAGCAATCTCCTTTCTATCATATTTACAAAATTTAAGAAAACCATCGAACAATTTAGCATCATTTTTAGGTGTTTTCTTAGTGTAGCGAGCGATTTGAGATTGCATTGAATAAAATTTGTCTTTAGAAAAAGAATACATACAATAAGAACTATTAGCAATTCGGTGACCGTTAATATTAACTTGTTTTAATTCCAAAGCGGTCAAAGGAATAACAACACGATTAGCAGCAGGTCTAGCAATCATAGGAACACGAATACCTAAAGTATTAGCAGCAAGATTATGATGAGTAGGAGCGATATATTTATTTAAAATCATTTGAACACCTTGAATAGTATTAATACAATGATCGACAATCGGTTTAGCTGGTGCCTGTGGAACGACAGCCCTCTTAGGACTAATTAAGATGTCGTTAACAACAGGAATACCAGCCAATTCGAGAGTCATATCAATAGTAGTACCTTTAATCTCTAAAATTTGATCTATAACTTTCGAGGTACCATAAACAACTAAACATCGGGTGTGACGAGAAACAGCAGTATACAAATATTGTAAGCGATTAGAACCCATATCAGAAAGATCTTTTTCACTGAGCACAAAATTGACAAAAGGATAAGTATGACCTTGTGAATTGTCAATAGTGCCAGAGTCAAGACCTAAACCTCTCAAATAATTTGATTGGTCATTGGTATGAGTAATGGTTTTAAAGCGAGGTAAAGTAGAAAAATCAAATTTATCGTCAGTAATGACTGAATAAACGCTACGAGCAACAACAGATTTGGTGTCAATTTTTTGACCTAATAAAGAAGAAGCAATTAAAGCAGCATCGATGGGCATACGAAGGGTAGTATTATTAGCATAATTACCTTGAAAAGATACAAAGTCAGAATCGTTGAGATGTTTTAAAGGATCATGACCGTGTATTTGATTATTATCGCCCATCAGATGTATGTGAGAATCAGGATGCAAAAATTGAACAAAAGAAATATAAGCTTTGCAAAAACGAAAAGCTTCATCAATGAAAATATTGCGAAACTTACGATTGCAACCTAAAAAAGTATGAAAAGTGAATTCAGATACGCTGTCAATTTTTTCATGACGGATTGGGGAAATAATACAATCATTAACAGCATATCGATCTCCACCAATAAACATATTTTTTCTAATTGTGGCCGTTTTACCGGAACCACCTACGGAAACATGAATAGAACAATGTACAACGCTAGGAGTGATAGCGTAGTTTTGACGATAATTGGTGAGGACAGAAGAGCCGACGATTTGAGACGAACTCTGAAGACTTCTTAAGAAGCGAAGTCTTTCAGCTAAATCATCAACTACAATATCAATCGGTGTGAACTCAACAACAGGATCAAGACTACGAACAGGTAACAGAGAGGTGCAGGAAATATTAACATATAAAGTGTTCATCAAATCATCAATGTTTCTAGGACGAGCAATACCATTTTGACGCAAAATAGTAGAATAGACAACATAAAGCTCTGATGAACGTTTGCGTGAATTTTTTAAACGATAAATGGAAAGATTGTGATTAACAGAAATTGTTTGAATAAGCTTTGAAAAACTAGCATTAGAAGAAGCATTATCAACCATAAAACATTTAATGACCATTAAACTGCAAAATTTCTCGAAACGATGATATTTGTGGTAGTTTTTGCAAAAAGTGTCGCAATCACCAACGTCAATCATCATCAAATCAGAAAAAGGCGGGTTAATTTGGTTCATATCAACAAAATCTAAATATTCTACAGCAGGATTACGTAAAGTGAGTGGGAGAGCATCGGGACCAATATAATTATAACCAACAGTAGTGCCAATTTTTAAATTAGCAATATGGTTAATCATATGACCAGGAGCACAACCAATCTCACAGTAACTATTGTAAGGAAATTTAATGAGATCTAATAACTCACGAATTTTAAGCACAGCACGATTTTCATCAACCTTAACGTCGGTAATAGATTCCCAACACATAGGATGATAAACTACAGGTGTATAAATTAATTGACTATTAGCAGCTAAAATTAAAATATCACTACCACCAAAACCATCATGATCTAAAATAAGGTTATTACCATTATTTTTCTTTAAAATTAAAGTATTGACATCAAGAAGTTCGCCCTTGAGCCAGCAATTAACAATCAATGGGGCAGTGAATTCACTAAGAGCAGAAACGAAACAAGACAAAGGGTTACGAAACAAAGCAGTACCAAGAAGCGGTAAATAAACAATTAAATTATTAGCAATTGCATAAACATTAAGAGCATTAAATATAGAGCGTAAGCGAAGATAGCAAGCACCGTTTGTGAAAAGATTACCACGAGCGTTAGAGTGAGCAACACAAATAGCTAAATGATAATTTCGATGCTTATGAAAAAGAGGTTTATCCCAATTATGTGTTTTGATGGTAGAATTGGGAATATTAAAATCATATCCTGGAAAAATTTCACGGAATTGTTTAGCTTGACCAGCACCATCAGTAAGACTTTCATTAGCGCAGTTAATATAAAGATAACCAAAAGGATTAGTTTTGGCAACCATATAATCACCACGGATAACTTGAACATTAGGAGCAAGCGGGTCAGGAGCAGCAACAATTACATTTTTAGCAACAGGATTATCAGGTGTAGCAGGAATATTATCAACAATCGGAATAACGTCGATTGGATTATTAGGAACAACAGCAACAACAGGTACAACAGGAACAGCAACAACGTTATCAAAAATCGGATTGACAACGTAAGGAACATAGGGAACAACAACTGCTGGTACATAAGCAGGTTTACAAGTACAAAGAGCAGATGAAAAATGATGGCCAGAATAATTCACAGATTTCCATTGCGGAAAACCAAAATCAAAATCATAATGGACACCAGTTTGATGCAAATGCAAATTAGCACCATCTAAAAAACAGAGACCAGCAAGATCATTTATGTTGAGCCAATTTCCGTTAACGTAATCTTTGCAAATGGCAAATTCGATAAAATCAGAAATTGGGAGGACTTTAGCGGCAATTGAATCAAATTTCTTGATAAAATTGTCGACTTTGGTGGTAATATCAACTAAACTAATATTAGGATATAAAGCATGAAAGCCACAATTACCAACTGTAGAATCAGCAGTAACTGTAACTTCGGGTAAAGCGACATTAATAAAATCTAATTCGGACACGTAAGCGTAACCCGCGTTTACAACATCAGTGCGATAAACAGCTTGAGTGTAAAAGTCGGGAACAACTAATATTCTTAAACGAACGATACGATTTATACTGGAGAAGATAAAATTATCCATGCGATCAGGATCTCCAGATATACCAATAATCTCATGACCAATGTCATTATTTACAGCACGACAAAATTTACGAAAAGCGACAGTAAAATGATCTTCAAGCATATTAATAAGATCTTTAATAACACCAATGCGTGAAGAATCAATTTTAATTTGTTTGAAAGAAGCTGAAATTTGCTGTGTTCTGCGATAACGCATAACAGCACACATGATGAACAAATTTTGAATGACTTCATCAAAATTGTTAGGATCAGTGTAGTAGCCAGTTTGAATGATACCACCGGCATATATGATATTGGTCTTTGCAGAATCGGCCCAGGTAGCAAAATTATTGTAATCAAAGCGATTATCAAGTTGACGGGTACCGTATTCAATGCAACTATTACAAAAAAGCGAAGGAATAACATAATAATGCTCAAAATAATTATTATTATGCAATTTTTGATTAATAGATTTAATAATATTAGGTATTATAACAAATCCGGAATATTCTTTAGCTAAGGGAAGAACACGGATAACTGGGGAAAAAGAATCAGAACATCGGGTGAATTTAATGTGACAAAAAGATCCATAATTTTCAACGATTTCTGAAACTATATTAAAACCGTTACAGGCAATAACGGTCGTTGTTAAGTACGATTTCCAAGTAGCATAATCATGTACATAACAATTTGAAAGATCATTTAAAGAGAACACAGCAGTGGCTTTCTGGAAAAAATGTCCATGAGCACTGATTTTCTTTTTATCTATGATCTTAACCTTGAAAAAAGTTTGATCAATCACTAATGATTCATCAATTAAACAATTTGGTAAAAACATCCAAACATCGTAAGAAAGCAAGTGATGTTTTTGGAAAATTAAAGCAATATGCTCTAAGGGCATATCATAATTTACATTAATAGAAAAAGCGTGATGGGCATTAAAATGACAATTTTGTGCACCAACATTACAAACAGTTTTGTTAACAAAAGCTGATTGATTCGGCAAAGCGGTAGCAAGAAGACTGGTATTACCTTGTCGTAAGGCAATATTAACCAATCTAGCAGAATCACGGGAATTATGACAGTATGTGCAACGATGGGATACACGGGTGTTAACTGTGGCATAATTTGATCCGATTTCCATAGATACAAAATTTGAATTTTTATAAAGCGAAACTGTTTTATTGCATTGATCGTAAGCAAACTTATTCAAAAAGGCGGCAACTGGGTGACTGGAGTCCTTTAATGGTCGTTCAGTAGTACGACCTAAAGCACTATCATACACCGGGTTACCGATTTTAAGATAAGTGTTAGAAAACATTTTCTGTAAAATTGCAAATTCTTGCTCAGTCAGTTTGTAAGGGACATTGAGCGCATCAAGATACATACGATCGTGGTTATGTAAAATCTTGGAATTAACGAATTCAACATATCCATTATCTCCACCTCGAACAACATTAGTCGTATAAGTAGAAATCATGATGTAAAAGTGTTGAATATAAAAATAGGACAGAAATATCTGAACTTTAAAAACTAAAAATATTTAGAAATAAAAAACGTAAAATATTACGTTGGGATAACGTTTTCAATAGAAAACTTAAATTTTAAATTTAAATTTTGACAATAGCCAAAGGTTTAAGTTTAGGTTTGTTTTTTTCTTTTATGAAATTGGGTTATCCCAACG